TAGAGGCTTTAACAGCATCTGATGCTTCTCCAAACTGTGAAGGCATACCTAAATTTCTAGCTTTTTCTTGTAGGGCTAAAAAGTCAGGTAGGGTTGACATACCCGTTGCAGGGTCAAAAAAAGCTGTAGGTGCCTCTATAGAAGTCCCAATAGTATTTTGTAAACTGGTAGCCGCTTTTTGTTCTGCTGCAGACTTTATGTTAGGGTATAGTTTAGCTAGAGCAGGGGATAGGTCATATCCTGCGGTTTTAAATGTTTGAAGTGACTTTTCATAATCTGCAGATGATTGATTAGGGAGTCTTTTAGGGGGGTCTATAGTTACTTTATTACCCTTTACTGTTACAGTTCCTAAACCCCCCTTAGCACTATTATCAGCAGCAGTTTGTAGTATTGTGGTTTGTAAGGGTGTAAGTTTCTTACCCGAGTCTAAAGCTGTTTGGGCTTTTTCTACTATAGTGGGGACGACTTTAGCAGTTTTACCTTGAGCATAGCCTTGTAAAGACATGATCCCCCCTTTAGCTCCACCATTAACTATGGCATTTGCTCCCGGAGGAGGCGCAGTAGCGGTTGCAGTTGCAGGTAGTGTGTAAGCAGGTGTGGCTTCCGCCCCCGGTATATCCCTAGAATAGGGCACTTGAGTTGGGGGTTTAGGAATATCGTACTTTTGATTCAGAGGCACAGGAGAATAACCCCCCTTAAGCATGTCATTATATGCCGCTGTTTGTTCTGCACTTGATCGTAGCATACTAGTAATAGGACCCGGCTTGTCTTTAGTACCTAACATAAGAGCTTGGTACACAGGGTTTTGCCAAGGCGACTGATTAACAGTAGATGTGGTTGTAGTGTTTGAAGGAGTAGCGGGTGCACCACCATAGAATCTAGGGCAGATGTATGTAAAGAATAATTTGTGAAGACTACTTGGTTTGAATATCATAGGGATTTACCTGTAATTATATACTTTTGTTTCATGCCGTATCGAGACCATAGCTTAACTATAGATTCACGACCCGCACCTTCTAAATAAGTAGCACCGTTTGACCGGAGTATGTCTTCAAATTGAGCCCATGTAGCTCTGTTAGATACTAGTTTACCACCAATAGCCACTACAAATCCAACTCTGTCAGCTGGTCTATTAAAATAAAACACAACTAACGCTCCATGTATAGTATTTTCTTCGTCAGTAGCAACAATAAGATGCCAAGACCCTAGAGCTACCATTACTCTTACCTCTTCAATATTGTAGTCCCCAGAAGAGTACTCAAGAGCTGCCTCTAAAAAATGTTCTACTTTATCCCATACTTGGTTCACGTACTCTATAGGTACTTGTTGGACTTTAAGCAACATGTTTTTTAGCCGCTCCTATACCTTGACGACCAACAGCTTCTTTGCGTACTTCCATCATAAGGTGTCTTAAGAACTCTGCCCCTGCTTTAGAAGAACCGTTGCCTAATGCACTAACTACATCAGCAGGAATAATATAAGCACCATCTTTAAGAGGCACCTGACCTCCATGTGCAAGAGCTGTAAGACCTCCAGTAGCTCTACCGATACCACTTAATGCAGATAACGGCCCTGAAGGAGACCCAAAACCTAAACCTCTTAAATTTGCCATACCTGCCTGATTTTGATTTGTAAATTCATCCGCTCTTATAGCGTCTTCTCCAGCGGCTTTCTTAGCCGCTTCATTAGCCTTTACCATACTGTGTCCAGCATAGTCTGTAGCTGCTGCTCCTGCTAGACCTGTAAGACCACTACTTAATTGGGCTCCTGTTATGGGGATACCTGCTTTATTTATTCCAGATGCAACACTATCTGCTAACCCACTTAGTGTTCCGCCTGAATCGGGTGTGGGGGTAACGGGAGCAATTACAGCAGCGCCTGTAGTATTTCCAGCGCCTCCGGGAATATTAGTGCCTATTTCTGTTAAAGTGGGTGTAGGTGCTTGAGCAGGTAAAGGTGTCCCCGCAGTTGCTGGAGTACCCGCTATAGGAGCAGGTCCCGCCGCCGCACTTAAACCACCACCAACAGCACCAGCAGCTCCGCCAATCATTGCTCCTTTACCTACGTCTTGTCCACCAGCAGCAGAACTTGCAGCTCCACCTGCGGCTCCTGCAACACCCCCAATTAAAGCTCCTGTAGCTGGAGCGCCTACTGCTGAAACAAGAGGTGCGGCAACCGCAGCCCCCAAACCCGGAGCTACCCCTCCAGTTACTGCCCCACCAACTCCTCCCATAAGGGCACCTTTACCTACATCCTCTCCAGAAGCTGCTGCTTTTATTGCTCCTACACCTGCACCTGTGGCGCCCCCAACAACTACCCCTCCAAGTATAGTTGCTCCTAGTCCTGTCGCCGCTCCAAAAGTGATTCCTGTTCCTACCGCTGTTAACGCCGCTATAAGGGTCATTGTTCTGTTCCTATTGTTAGTTGGTTGTCTAGGTACTCCGCCATAGTATTAAACGAAAGCACTTCAACTGTATTATCATCATCTTGCTCTTCACAATGATGTATAGTAGCAAATTCAACTTCTTCATGTACATATACTACACGGTGTGTTCCAGCAGGTGTTACAAACATATCAGGAGCTGTTACTTCTTGAGACTCACCATCGGCATTTAGCATGGTAATACGACCTCTAAAAGCCACAGATATATGGTCTGTTTTGTGCACTCTTGTAGTAAAAAGGCACCCTGCGGGGACAATAATCCTACGCCCGTATAATTCTTTTGTATGATAGTGAGTTAAGGGCGTTTCTGCACCTTGCAGTTCACCGCTGTCCACTTTAGCCTGTATACATACAGTCAGCTCATCAATAGAATTTACGACTCCTTGGGTCTGAACGGAGTTCATTACGCTTTACCTTGCATAGCTCTTGCAACCATTTTCTCAGCAGCTAATTTACCTGCATCTTGTTTAACTTGTTCTTTCTTACCATGAGAGGCTTGACGTACTATAGGTAGTAACTTATCTAACAGCTTAGCGCCTTCTTCAGGATCACCAAAGCCTAACATACGCACTAGATCAGGCGGTACCACAAACTCTCCATCAGCCAATCTGATTTCTTCTTCCCCATCTATATTAGCAGCGATGTCATCAGACATTCCATCACCGGGGCCGTCTAAAAAACCGCCATCCTTATAGTAGTCTATTACTTCGTGGCGTTGTGGTGTAGATGCTGGGTAAGGCTGTGCACTTGGTATTTGAGATTGTGGGTAAAAGCTTTCTGGGTTAACTGGTTGTGTATTCACATACCCGCCCGTTGCCAACCCTAACTCATTTTTAATATCGTTTTGCTCACTAGGTATATCCAACTTTTCTATCATAGAGCCATAGTTGGGGGGTATCGTAAATGACACGGGTGTGTCCCCGATAGGTAATTGCACGTTCATAGAACCCCCAACCGCAGCACCTCTAGGACTAATTATGTTTTTATAGTAATCAAATTGCGCTTGGTTATTGGGGTTATTAAGACTAGCAAGTGGCGCTAATGGATAGCCTAAGTCTTTAAAGTACTGCTGTTGTTGCATCTCATTAGCGTCAATTTGAGCTTGTTGTTGTTGAGCTAGTTCTCTATTCGCCTTACCTTGTTGGATCATATCAGTAGCGGCTGTACCTAATGCAGTACCTGTGCCTACAGGGTAGAGTAAAGACTCCATACCTTGTTTAGAAGCCATACCCGAAGCTTGTTGTGTAGCTGCGGAACCTAGCTTGTCTGCAACCGAAGCAGAATGCGCAGGAATAGAGGTGCTTACTCCTTTAGATACATTAGTAATAGCAGGAATATTATCCGGTATAACTTTACCCAAACCTGCTTTACCTGCGGTGTCTGCTCCTAGTCCAGCGGTATCAAAACTACCTACCCCACCATAACCACCCACACCACCAGATAGTGCTCCGCCTATTGCACCAGAACCAAAACCTTTACCTTCAGCTGCGCTTGATGCCCCTCCAAGTAAAGCCCCAGTACTAGCACCTACTCCTACTCCTGTTAGAGCCCCACCACCTAAAGCCGCTGCACCTACACCTCCTGTATATGCTCCAGCAATACCTATAAGTGCCGTTTTTAGTACATCTTTCCATGCAAATGCTTCTGGAAGACCCGTATCAGGGTTAACTGATATAGGTCCTAATAGTGATTGAAGTCCAGCCAGTTCGTCTTTACTTACGTGTAATAAGGTATCATCACCTTTACGCCCTAGAGCTGAAATGCCTTTTGCAGTTTGGTTATATGCCATATTTATTCTCTATACAATTTTAAGGGTACCAGCACTATTCCAAACATCACCAGAACTTAGTCCAGTAGTAGCCGTTGGAAGGTCTATAATATTAACAATCGTTTTACCGACTAAGGCACTAGCAGGGTCTATAATATGCTCTATAGAAGCTATAGGCTGTACTGCACCAGCCCCTGTTAGAGTAAGCACAAGTTCAGTCCCCCGTAAATGCCCCGGATTAGCCTGTTGTTGTATGTAGTAGTTCAAGAGCCTTATTAAAGAGTTCATATACTGCACATCATACTCCAAAGGGGGCAGAGGCAGTACATCAGGAGTTGGGATACTAAAGCCGGGGTTTTTCATACTTACCCTCTACGTCCATCAGGTTGCACCTGAAGTCTAGGAGTTCCCAACTGCCACTTTATACCTAAGTTTTCACTACCTATTCTAAAGGCTATCTGTCTACCTCGTAGGCGTATCCAAACTTGATCTGTGTAATCATACACCTGTGTAGTTACCTTATTACCTGCAATTACAGGGGCATCAGTAGAAAGAAATGTACCTTGACCCGGAAAGTTTCTAGCCGAGATAGTCATTGTAATAGAAGGAGCAGGTACGGTAGAACCAATAAAGTCAACGTCAGGAATAACCCGCTTAACAAAAGAAAACTGATCGCCCTCACCAATATCAAAATCGGCACTCTCTATATAACTTACAATCGCACTAGGAGGATTAGTTAGTCCGTTATCCACGCTACTTTCATGCTGTACCAACTTGCCATCAACAGTAGCCCAAGGAAGTCCCTGTATATGAGAGTCTAGCCACGCAGTGCGTTCCATTTGCCCGTAGTACCAAAGCTTTTCAAGATAGTTGTAAATAACATAACGGTTAATTTCGTTGCTACCAGAAGAGCAATAGAACCACCAGACTTCGTTAAAACCTTCGTTTGTACCGGCAAACACCTGTGCGGCTTGAGCTTGGT